AAACATACCTTTTGATGGCTCGGTTTACTCAGGTCAAAGAATGCACACGGAATGATGTGATCGATATGCCAACCACCTCTGCCCATATTATCCCATGTCATACCATCGGTGAACTGAGATTCTAAATGGTCTCTTAATTCTGCGTAAGAGCATCCTAAGAGCTCTCTATTTTTACCTGCTTTTTTAAATACTTTAAGTCCTATGTTAATTCTATTCCTAACTCTTAAAGAAAACTTCTGCTCTTCAGATAAAACCCGATTTTTATAAACCTTCCTACCGACAGCTCTTTTCTTCTCCATAAATTCAGCATCTTTTTTTCTATCGGCATAATATTCTCTAGCCCTTTTATTGATTTCAAGCCTATTTAACTTTCTGTCTTCTCTTTGTTTATTCAGTATTTTTTTACGGTTTTTTAGTCTGTACTCGGCTTGTCGTTTAAGTATCAAGTCTTTATTTTCAATTTTGTACCGCTCGTACCACTCTTTCCTTTTATCTGCGTTTCTGAGTCGATCCAAAGCTGAATACTTTCGTGTCTTATCTTTGTTTTTGCTTCGCCACTCCTTAGCATACTTCAATCTTATTTCTTTGTTCTTCTCGTACCATTCTCTTCGCTTTTGTTTTCTAACTTCTGGGTCTTTGTACGGCATAGTTCATTCCTCCTCCAGTTTCTCAAGGTGTTCTTTGTAGTGCTGTAAGGACAGGTAAAGGTCAAGGAAGCGTCCGTCGAGCTCTCGGTTCATGTCGTTATGGAAAATGTGGAACATCAGTTCCTCGGTCATATCAATTGGGTCAAGTAAAACTTCAGTTCTTTTCATAGGTCATTGTAAATCCACGCGAGGAAGATCAAGCCCACGGTCACGAAACAGAAAAATCCGAGCATGGTCATTATGTATTCTCCTTCGGTTAAGGTCACAGCGGATTGCCCGTGTTCTGACGAATAACGCCCTCAATCGTTGAAGATCGGTTAATCAGCTCCGCTTGTAGCTCCTCCAGTCTGTCACGGACAGTTAAGTTATCAGGTAGTTTATCACGCACGGACAGGTAATGCTCAATCAAAGCACGGATGTGGTCGTTATCAAGGTCGTTCATGTCTAGGAAATCGGTTAGGTTATCGGTCATTAAGATTCTTGGTCTGGTCTCATGTGCTCATCCATCATGTCCTCAATGTATTGGTCAGCTATTGATTCGCCATACACCTGCTGTCTTTCGATTAATCTAATAATGTTTTCCTTGTTGTCGCTGTAAATATCATTACCCATCGCTGTCATTTCGGACTGGTATTCCTTGTAAGCGTGTTTAATAATCTTTTCTAATTCATTGCATCTTTGCAGACCGCTGTAAGTGTCGCAGTTTGTAGCTATTGGTTTTAAGTGTGTATTAATAGTATTCATTTTAAGTATTGGTTTAGTATTTATCGGTTAAAGTTGTGGTCGTTACAAGTTGTGCCTTCTCTTTCCATTCCTTGCAAGCTTTTATCGCAGACATCACAAGTACGAACAGGTAAGGATCGGTTAAGCTCTTTCATAACAGATTTGCATTGTTCCATGAAACATTCTTTGCTTTCTGCACGCCCTTGGTACTCAGGAAAATCACGGCACGCCCATATAAGCTGTGGACAGGTAAGGTATCGCTCGCTGTCGATTCGATAAAAGAACGCAACCTTTCGCCCGTTGTGATCGGTTAGGTATATTGTCACTGACATGTCGATTTAAGGTAAAGATCTTGTATGGACCCAGTTGTTACTTCGGTTGCAATCGTTTCCGCTTGGTCTTGGTCCATGTCTAAAACTTTACTAGACAACTCTATTAAATGGTCCACTTCAGACGGATAAGTTAATGGACCAGTAAGTCTTCCCTTTCGGTTCTTTTTAGCTTTGGTCCATGTATCAAAACAAATGCGTTTCAATCGTTCTTGTATTAATTTGTAAACTTGGTCTTGTATTTTCATGGTCAGGTAAGTTGTCGGTTAGTTTGCAAGCCATTCCTCAAATGTTAACAAAGGCTCGCCTGTTGTGAAGTCATTACCTTTACCATCGTCCGCACAAGTAAGATAACAAAGGTATTCTTCATCATGCGTGCCTCTAAGCTTGGTTTGGCAGTTGTAAGTTGTTTCAAGTAAGGACTCGTTGTTTAAGATATTATCATTATTCATTTTGTAAGGTCAGGTAAGGTTTAGGAACTAAGGCAAAGCAGGAGGATTATCCACCACGAGCCAAAGCAAAGGTTAAGGATGAGGAAAGAGAGAAGATGGTCCTTGATGGTTTGTTTCATAGTCTTTAAGCGGTTGCAAGTTCTTCTTCTTCTTCGTAATGCTCTGCAATCTCCTGCCAGTTCACTTCATCAAGGAAAGCCATTGCATAGTCTCTGCCTACGCCCTCATCTGTGCCTTGCTCTATCAGTATCTCTGCAAAATCACGCATTCCATCAGGTGAGCTATTCGCCCACTTTTCATTGTCGCCATCAAATAGCTCTAAGTTTACACGCCAAGTTGCGTAGTTTGTCCATCCGTTGTATTTAGTGTCTTTAATATTCATTATATTTTGGTAGTTTTGATTTGTTAGGAAATAAGTTTGCCTGAATGATCACAGAAGATCTCTTCGTCTGTTTCCTCTACGCTTGCCATTCCAACAATGCCCCAACCGTCCTTCATGTCGTTTCGCATGGAATAAAAGATTTCCTCAAGGTTCTCAAATACAGAATCAAAGGACAAACAAGCCCCATCTTCTGTAATGAAGTATAAAGTATACATTCCAACTGAAGTATACTGACCAGCACGCAAACAAGCTTTTAGCTTATTGATGCTGTCGATCTCTCTGTAATGTTTTGATACATCTCTTCTTACAGGCAGGTTGCCAAAAGGCTTTTGGTCTATTCTATAAAGATCACCCTCGAAAGTATAGAGTTTTTGGTTTTTGTCTGAAGGACTGAATGATTTTAATAAGTACATGATATATTTTGGTTTTGTGCTCTACTGAATTGCAAAGCATGGAATCACCCTTGAACGATACAACGCAAGCTTGCAAATAAAATTTTAACAAATCGAATCGTATAAGGTCTGCTAATTTATGTTATAATGATTGCTTATGACTAGATCAGCAGAATTATTAATGATCGTTTATGATCGCTTTTGATCGTTTGATGATCGTTTATGATCGAAATTTGAACGCAAAAAAAGAAAAACACTAATGCAAACAACTTGCAAAAGCGAGAACATCATTACCGGCTTTTGATCGATAACAACTGGTAAGCTTTACTGATGTGCTTTACTCGTGTCAAGCTGATCTTGATCGTTCCGAAAACTGCAGTAAAAACACTAAGTCTTTGATAACCAAGCACTTGTAATTAGACATAATATGTATTATGCGAAACAACATCCCCTCCCCTATAAGAATCTTGCGGGTACACACGGGGAAAAAACTTGCGCGCGTATATAGCGTCGACGTCTCAGATTTTTTCGACCTAAACCTTTCGGACAGCTGTAGCAAAGTGCTACTTATCGCTTGTTATACCATGCTTTAAGCCGTCCGTAATAGCGATATTGATGTAATCCTCATCGGATGCTACCTCTTTGCCCCATTTAACAAGCATATCGTGTGTTTCGTCTTCCATCTCCAGTTCCATCTTAACGTGCATCTCTTCCTCTTCAGAGACGATCTTGATTACTGGTAGATTAGAAATGAGGGAAAGCTTCGTCGTCTTCGGTGTTGTCTTCTTCTTCATCGGATAAATCAGGGTTAAATATAACATCATCTGTCTCAGTTAGTACAGACAGTTTACAGAAGTCTAAGCATCCGGCTATAGTGTAATCGTTAAGGTCGTATTCGCTCTTGAACCTATACACTAGCTTGGCTAGTTCGTACTGGAACGTATCTGTTTGATCGTTGATATTCATCGCTGTATAAGTATAACAATAAACGAGATTAAATGATAGGTAAATCGACGACCAAGCTGTACCCCGCTTAAACACTACGCTTTTAACTTTTATGCTTTACACGTTCCCTTCGGCTGATAGATTGTATAATAATGAGATTTAGATAGGCGTTATAAACGACGTTTAAACGTCTCATACCGATAGGTATTCTTAATAGGTAATATAGATAAGCAAATAAGCAATAGCATCAACAGAGGTTACATTAGCTGATACATTTTGTAGCTCCTCCTTTTAACAAAGGTAAACATTACAAACGCTACAGCTACTCCTGATCAATACATCAGTTGTTATTATTGCTCATACTCCGTTCTTTCGCAATAACCTCTAAAACGTTCAGATTGATGATATCGATTTATAAATAGGTTTTTAAGGATAGGTGTGTCTACAGACGTAGACCTAGTAAATCTAAACTCTAACTTTAGTATTACAAGGTATAGCTATAGTCGGTGTATTTAAACTAAATACGTCATCACCTTATATAACAGCTATAGAAAGGTTTGTTATTAAGAGCTATTGATGAGCGAAGCGAGCAATAGCGAAGAGGAGCGTTAGCGACTCACGACTCACATCCAAGTGACAGCTCTAGCTTTGTTATTACGCTTATAGAAGCTATCAGTGAAAGCTTGTAGTTCCTGATGTAGTAGTTCTTGTTGTCTATCAACCATCGATTGGTCAGCGTTAGCAGCCATCTGCTGCGTCCAATAACCAACAGCGATTGATAGAGCGTCAAGACGGTCATCGTGTACCAGTGATCCTTTATCTCTTGTTATCCTTGATAGCTGATACATTAACATATATCTGGTTTGTTGTTCTATTGGATAGCTAAGAGCTGATCTGTAATCATTTGTTATAACAGAAGGGTCAACAACCAGACGATGAGCGTTAAGTACAGGTTCCATTACATCGACGATACGTAGTTCCTTTTGTTTGTTATGTCGTACTTCTTCTATGGTCACCGGGTAAGTGGTACGAAACAACGGTTTAATCAGCTCCATGAACATACCGTCTCCAAAGTTAGACTCTATAACAACGATATTAACTTTGTTATCCTTTGCTATAGCTACCAGTTGTTTCAGGGTCTTCTCGTCGTACCCGCCCCGTATACCGCCCGCATCAGGTACGTACAACTGTCCGTTAAGCATCTTTACCACAGCGTACCCTGTCTCGTCCTTACCCCGTCCTGATGGGTCAATAGATAACACAGAGCCTGTATACGGTATCATATCTCCTACAGTGGAAGAGGGACGACGATAACGATCCCCCGCCAATCCGACATTAGGTAGTTCTCTATCTGTGTTATCCGGGTCACTTGACCACACTATCTTTTCAGGAGCTAAGTCTACATCCACATCCGATATGATCAGATCGTTTATCTTTAGTGGGTATCTATCAGCGTCCGAGAGCTTCGGGTTCAACATGAACTGAAGAGCGTACCCGGTACGACCGTACGACATCTTACGTTCTTCTAAGTCTAAATCAGTGAACCGTAGGGGTTCCGTAGAGGTACCAACTGTGCTGGGAGCTATGTTATCCGCTATAAGGGGTGCTAGATCGCCTCCGTAGTTGTTAGCGGCTTCCGACTCGTCTGGATACTCTGAAGGCCATATACGGCTCTTGTAACCCCTCTCTCGCAGTTTGTTATAGATAGAGTCCTCACACTGTGGGGTACCAAGAAAGATGATACGAGAGGAGTCTAAGGGTTTAACGATAGCGTCGAACTCTTTTACTTGTTCATCCAGCTTATCCCTCATTCCTTGAGTAGCACTGTTATTAGCTACCTCTACGTCGTCCGCTACGATGATGTCTGCACGGGAACCTGTGAGCTGGGACGATATACCAAGGGACTTAACAGAGGGTGCGTGAGAGGCTGGAGCAGGACCAACATCAAATGCTATCTTACTGAATCGTTGGTTCTCTGATGGCTTTAATCCTTGTAAAATGGGAATCTCCTGAATAATTCGCAAGGTAAATGTAGAGAAGTCATCTGATCTATTCTTACTAGCTGATACAACAAGTATGTTCTTAGCTGGGTCCAGCAGTAGCTGATGTACTACAAAGGCTGATGTTATCCAACTCTTACCTACTCCCCGGAACGCCATGATAACAGACCGCTTAGGTCCGTGTTGCAGGTACTCCGCTATGTCGTACTGTAGCTCGGTAGGATCAGGAAGATTTAAGTGTTTCCAAACTAAGTATAGAAAGTTTCTAAAGTCCCGTAGCTTGGGCGGTATCTCGATGTTGTTGTTCTTCTTCTTCAAATGGTAACTGGATTAGCTTGGCATTCAGTTCGTCTAAAGGAGTACCAACACCGCTGTCCATCAATACGTTGTTGTCTTTCAGGAACTGTCTAGCACCGTTAAGAAGAGCAGCGTTGTACTCTCCCGTATCTTCCATCATATCTATGCTGTGACTGTACGCACCTGCTATCTTATCGTGCAGTTTACTTCCCTCTTTATGACTTAGCATGATGTTATCTTAGTAAAGGTTTGTTATTTGTGCAAGAGTGTTTAGCGACCATAGGGAGTAAACACGAGGTGGCAACGTCACCAACAAAAAGAGCCGCCCCCGCTACGCAGAGGCGACCCTTAATGATGGATGAGCTATAAAGCTTAACTTAAAGCAGCTTCAAACTCAGCGACTGTTCCTAACTCAGTACCGTTATGGTAGAGGTCAGCGTCAAACTTAGCGGCAGTAGCCGATCCGTCAGTCGAGGAGATGTCAGTAGCAGCAGCAGT